CCTAACGTACAGGAACTTTTTATAAAATGAATCCACAACTTTGTAAAAGAATCAGCAGACAAACAGATGTAGTTCTATATCAGTGGTTAAAAACTCTTGTGACTCCAGAAGAAGAATCAAAAATTAGTGTAGATAATATACGTGATTTTATTCCTCCTTCTTCCTACTTCTATGTAGGCAGGACACTTAGATTAAACTTTTATAGTCCTAAGTGGATTCGTAAAACAATCAAGAAGCTTGTTAAACTTGGACATGTAGTAGAGGAGATAAACATGGAACAACTAGAAAGAGCACTACCCCATCGCAACTAAAGTTAAAAATGGTTGGCGTAAGGCTAGAGTTCCTCGCCCTAAAAAATACCTAAAAGCTGACGGTAGTAAGTACGACTCTATCTGGGAAGCTGTGCTACATGAATCAATTCTAAAGGATTGGGAACATCATGTTGATAAAGTACCGTATGTTATTGAACATAAGTATGAGCCTGACTTTGTTAGAGAAGTAGATGGTAAGAAAATATTACTTGAATCTAAAGGAAGATTCTGGGACTTTGCAGAGTACAATAAGTACATCTGGGTTAAGAAGATACTCCCCAAAGATGTTGAACTGGTGTTTCTTTTTGCCAACCCTGCCGCTCCTATGCCAGCAGCTAAGAGGCGTAAGGATGGGACTAAAAGATCTCACGCTGAGTGGGCTGAAGCACATGACTTCAGATGGTATAGTGAAGACACAATACCTGACCACTGGATTGATGCTAAGGCTAGAGAATCTGATGAGTATAAGAAACGTAATGATAAACTAAAGGTTAAGATGCAATGAATAGTAGTAACGCTAAGTCTGCGCCAAACATTGATGAGATGTTTAATGAGCGGGAGTTCTGGAAATCAGCAGCAATAGAAAAAGGAGTAGATAAGAACGCCTACAAAACTTTATGTAAAAATGTAGATGAGATGTTCTTTGAGTTAGATCCAGAAAATACAGGATATTTACACGTATGAGTATTGATGACGCAACACCAGATGAGTGGAACAACTTAAAAGTAACAGAAGGATGGTCTAGTTACAAAGGCTACAAGACACCTGCTAAGTATGATCTTAATGGGCCAGACCAGCACCCACTGTTCCCTACCAAGGATGAGCCTATAGAAGCAGAAGCAGCAATGACTAAGAGTTATAAGTTTAAAACTGTTAATGATGCTGTCGATAGTCCTGCCCACTACAACTCAGGTGACATAGAATGTATAGACTCTATACAAGCAATGCTCACTCCTGATGAGTTCATAGGCTATCTACGAGGCAACTCACACAAATATAGATGGAGGTTTAGATATAAAAATAAACCTATAGAAGATCTTCGCAAAGCTCGTTGGTACGAAGACAGACTTATGAAGTTTCTGATGGAGAATCAGGATGTCATGGGATAGAAAAACTGAAAGGTCTGAAAGGTTTCATAAAAGAAACAAAGCAAAAGATAAGAAACAAAATAAAGCACGTACCAAGGGGTACAGGCAATCACAATTAAGGGAAAGAGATGACATTAACGACATCAAAGATTGGGAAACAGGATTATCTAGGGATAGAGATTGATTACTCTAGAGAAGATGATCTTAATAACTTTTCTTTAGAAACTTTAAAAGATAGATACCTATCTAATGAGCGAGGAGAAACCCATGCACAAGAAGCCTTCGCAAGAGCATCGGTCTATGGTGCAACGTATCAAGGATATACTGATTTCTCACTTGCACAGCGACTTTATGACTACAGTAGTAAGGGCTGGTTCGGTTTTAGCACTCCTATTCTTAGTAACGGGGGAACCGAAACTGGTCTACCTATCAGTTGCTTTCTTAATTATGTACCTGATTCGCGCAGGGGTCTTTCTGATCACTATGATGAGAACATATGGCTTGCGAGTGGAGGTGGAGGCTTGGGTGGATATTGGGGTAATGTTAGAAGTAACGGGGTTTCTGTTGCTAATGGTAGTGAGTCTACTGGTTCTATCCCTTTCATGCACGTAGTAGACAGTCAGATGCTGGCGTTTAACCAAGGAAGAACTAGGAGAGGATCTTATGCAGCGTACATGGACATCAGCCATCCAGAGATTGAAGAGTTTGTGGCTATGCGAAAGACAACTGGTGGAGATATTAACCGTAAATGTCTTAATCTACACAATGGTGTTACTGTTTCTGACGCATTTCTTAAACGTGTAAAGAACGATGAAAGCTGGAGACTAATAGATCCTAAATCTGGTGACGCTATTAAAACCATATCAGCTAGAGATCTATGGTGGCAGCTACTACACACCAGAGCAGAAACAGGTGAACCATACATTGTTAATATTGACAGATGTAATGAAGCACTACCTCAAGAGCAACAAGATTTAGGATTAAAAGTAATTCAAAGTAATTTATGTTCAGAGATCACACTACCAACCAGTGAAGAGCGTACAGCAGTATGTTGTTTGTCTAGTGTCAACTTAGAATACTTTGATGAGTGGAAGGATGATGAATACTTTATTGCAGATTTAATAACAATGCTTGATAATATAATAGAACATTTTATTGAAAATGCTTGTGGGCGTATAACTAGGTACGCTGATAATAGAAAACCATATGGGGCTACTTATGATGAATTCACTGTACGAGAAGGTAAAGAAGGTTTTAAAAAGGCCGCTTATAGTGCATATAGAGAACGTGCGCTTGGCCTTGGAGCAATGGGCTTTCATAGTTACCTTCAACGTAATGGAATCCCTTTTGAAGGAATGTACGCCACAAGCTTCAACAATAGAGCATTTAAGCACATCAAAGCACGGGCTGAAGAAGCTAGTATTAGCTTGGCTACAAATCGTGGGGAGTCACCTGATATGGCTAACAGTTCTAGGAGGAATTCTCACTTGCTTGCTGTTGCCCCTAACGCTAGTAGCAGTATTATATGCGGTGGAACGTCTCCTTCTATTGAGCCTACGAGGGCTAACGTATTTACGCACAAGACGTTAACAGGTTCTTTTAAAGTTAAAAATAAGTACTTGGAGAAGTTACTTGCCAAAAAGAAAATTAATACGGAAAAAACGTGGAAGGATATTGCGGCGGCTGAAGGATCTGTTGCAGACCTTGAGGCTCTTACCGAAGAGGAGAAGGAGGTCTTTAAGACAGCACCAGAGCTTAATCAAATGTGGGTTATTGAACATGCGTACCAGCGTCAGAAGTATGTATGTCAAGCACAGTCAGTTAACTTGTTCTTTAATCCACCGCCAGCAACAGCAGAGCAGGAGATACATGATGAGTATTTGGAATATGTTAACAGCGTACATTGGGCAGGAGCTAACAAACTCAAATCTATGTATTACCTCCGCTCTACGGCAGCTAGAAATACAGAGAATGTCAACATTAAAATACCAAGAATTAATCTTGAAGACGGGGAGTGCCTAAGCTGTGAAGGATGAACACCCTATGTATAGAGCATTGTTCTATATACAAGAGACTAATGAACATGTAAGATGGCCTGAGTTTATAGAGTACTATAGGCAGCAAGATAGAGAAGTAGACTATGATACCTACTGCTATCAAATGTGGGCCAGCTACATGGACAATCAAAAGAAAAGAGAACTACATCCTTTGAGATACAGGGAGTATTTAAAAAAGTTTAAAGGTTTATTAGAGGAAGGTTACAATGGAAGACCATAAGTTAAAAGCTTTAAAGGATCACTACAAAGCACAGATAACTTGGGCAGCTTCAGAGCTTACAAGTTATTTAGAATACCCATCAGCCGTGGGAGAGCACACGTTCTTAGAAACTATGGATAGGCTTGTACAGCAAGTAGCTGAGAATGAAGACAAGCTGGTGGTGCTGGAGACACACTTTAATGAGTAATGTAATTCAAATTAATCCTCCTCAAGCTACTGCTAATGAGATACTAGATCTTTGTAAAGACCAGTATCAAGATTTATTAGTGTTGGGTTGGGATGAAGATGATAACTTATCAGCTAGGGCATCTAGTGCTCTGGATAACAAAGAGCTTTTATATATTATAGAGCTTTTTAAAATAGCAATATTAAATTCAAATGTAGAAGGGCTAGATTATGAATGAAGATTTAATACATAAGGTAAACCTTTGGAGCATGTCCAGAGGTATCGTAAACAACAGCACACCACTTGCACAGTTTGCTAAACTTGTTTCTGAGATAGGTGAGCTAGGAGATAACATAGCTAAACAACGTGACGTTACTGATGACATAGGTGATTGCTTGGTAGTGTTAAATACAATAGCAATAATGTTTGATACTACATTAGAAGACTGCTTGAACGTAGCCTATAATGACATCAAGGATCGTAAGGGTCATATGAACAGTGAAGGTATATTTATTAAAGAAGGAGATGTAGCGTGAGCCTACTAGGAACAAGAGATTATTATAAGCCGTTTGATCACCCTTGGATGTTTGACTACTACTCACAGCAGAATCAGATGCACTGGTTCCCTGAAGATGTGCCTCTACACAATGATGTAAAGGATTGGCAGACTATGACTGCTGAAGAGAAGAACTTGCTTACACAGATCTTCAGACTGTTCACACAATCAGATGTAGATGTTAGCTCTGGTTATGTAGATAGGTACATGAAGATCTTTAAGAAGCCTGAGGCACGTATGATGATGGGTTCCTTCAACAACATGGAGTCTATACATCAACATGCCTACAGCCTACTACTAGACACCGTAGGAATGCCTGAGGTGGAGTATAAGGCGTTTGCAGACTACGAGGCTATGGCAGACAAGCATGAGTATATTGACTCTGTAAAGGTCGCTAAGGGCGATAAGAGAAGCATTGCTAAGGCACTTGCTGTGTACTCTGGATTCACCGAAGGTCTACAGTTGTTCTCTAGCTTCATTATCCTACTGAACTTTCCGAGGTTTGGTAAGATGAAAGGTATGGGTCAGATCATTACATATAGCATCAGAGATGAGTCACTGCATGTAGAGGCAATGACTAAGCTGTTCAGAGAGTTTATACAAGAAAACATAGACATCTGGGACGATGAGTTTAAAGCTGAGATCTATCAAGCCTGTAGAGATATGGTAGACTTAGAAGATAGATTTTTAGATCTAGTTTTTGAACAGGGTAACATTGAAGGGTTGACTAAGGCAGAGATGCAAGAGTACATCAGGTACATTGCTGACAGACGTTTACTTCAACTAGGGCTAAAGCCTAACTACAATATAAAAAATAATCCACTTAACTGGCTAGATGATGTACTAGGTGTAGAACATCAGAACTTCTTTGAAGGCAGAGCTACTACATACATGAAGGCGGGTATGCGTGGTGACGTTGGTAAGGTAAGCTTCGCGTGAGTGAGGGAAATATTATAAGTTTTAAAGTATTCTTAGACTCTAGAGGTACTCTTATGACGGAGTACCGTAAGTTTCCTAAAGACAAAGTGTCAGCATTCTTTGAAGAAGAAGACTCTATTCTTGTACGAAAAATACTAGATGAAGTAGAAGTTAAACTAGATGGTTTACATGATAAACTTGAAAGAGAAATACAGGCTTTAAACTAAAAGGTTAATAGTACGTGAGCTACTACTTACATTGTGAGTACTCACAGTACCATTAGCATACTGGTAAAAGACAGTCTTATAAATAGTAGTATCTATAGTGGCTGTCTTGTTACCGTTGTCATTAGTAATTTCCTGCTTAGTTTGTGTATTAACATAACTGTTTAACAACACACTAGAGGATGATACTGCGGGTGATACTAGAGCTACCATTTAGTTTTATCAGCCCAATAAGCTGCACTCATCTTGCCCTTCTTAATGTTCTTAGCGTGTCTTGCTTTGAAGCTTTTACGCTTTGCTTTCATTTTAGCTGACTCTCCTGCCTTTGGCTTTCCTGCCGTACTAGCACCTTGCTCCCCATATCTAATTGTCTTGATCTTGTCTCCCTCTTTGGCTACAACAACATGTGACTTCTTTGGGTGCTTCGGAGTCCTCTTTGGCTTGTTGTACCCGCTCACACCTGCACGTTCTAGGCGTGGATCTTTTTTTTTAACCTTGCTACCCTTCTTATACTCTTCTCTATCCATCATTTACGAGCACTCCTTGTTTTCCTTGCAATCTTTTTAGGTTGTTTGCTGTGCTGCTTTCCTTTCTTTGTATCTTCTCTTTTCTTTTTGCTTGTAGCAGCGTACTCCTTTGCTGATAGAGCCTCTCTAGCCTTCTTCGGGAGATACCTTTCACCTGTTGCGTCCTTACCTTGAGTTGAGGGTTTACCAGACTTGGTTCCCCATTTTTCTTTAGCCCACTTTTTTAAAGACTTTTGAGATTTTTTAAGTGCCATTACTTGTCACGCCTTTTGTTTTCTATTAGTTCTTCAATAGCTTTACGTTGCTTCTCAATTGTTTCTGCTTGATCTTTAATTCTTTTTTCTTGAAACTTAGCTTGATGTTCTTGCACCATTACTTGTATCCACCACCTGCTGCTTTATAAGCCTTAGCTAACATCTGGGCTTTTCTTGCTGACCATTGCCCAGCTTTACCACCCTTAGTTCCTGCTTTAATGCGGTTAAACTGACGTTTACGCATAGCTGGTTTGGTATAGTTACCTGCTTCATTTACTTTAGATTTAGTTTTCTTTTTAGCTGCCATGTTTCACCTATTCATTAACATATAAATAATACCGCCTACTACTGTAGGTACTAATACTAGACATAATAACACTATCATTCCTAATTGACGTAGTTCTTTGTAGCGTTTCTTTTTAAGTAAAACAAGCCTTGCAAGCTCTTCTTGTTTTGCTTTACGTGCAGNAGCCATCTCTTGCATACACTGCTGNTACANNTGNCCATTGCCAGACATTACAAATAAATCTTTAACTTCTTGCATAGTCTCAGCAATTTGTTTACGAGCTAATGCAGCTTTAACAGCATCTCCTTCATTAAGACCACCTGCATTCTGAGCCTTAGCTAGTTCTACTTCAGCACCACCTAATTTACTTAGGAAGGTTCCGATAGTAGATAAATCATTTGCAGTTCCTGCCGCTTGTTTAATAGCAGACGTAGCCATATTAACACCAGCAACAATTGCACTTATCTCAGCAATCATTTAGGACGAGTCTTTTCAAATGATCTCATAGCTCCCAAACCTAACATTCCCATAAGTACAGGCATCATAGTTTCTAAAGGTACAAGAGGTATAACAATGTCATACCCTACAAGAGCTAATACAAAGTTAGAAAAGGGAATTGTAATAAAGTTACCAAACATTCCTAGCCCACATGTCCAGCCAATAAAGGGCCGCCAACCCGAAACAAAGATGTTAGAGTGTGCTGCTTCTACTTTGTTTACTTCTAGTTGTCCTTTAGCTAACTCCTGTGCATGTTTTTCAGAAAGTGTAGCTATCTCATGCGCTAAAGCATTCTTCTGATCCTTGTCCTCTATAAACTTATCTAGTAGTCCAGTGACAGGGCCTACTAAGCTTGCTACTATACTCATAAAGCATCAGCCTCTGCTTCAATCTGATCAAGTATAGTTTGTTGTTGTTCTTCAAAAAGTAAACGAAAATCTTCAAGGATCATAAAGCCTAAGTTATGTTTAGCTTGATGCATACGATATATTTTATATACTTTATTAAGCATATCTTCACTGTATAGTATCATTAGTAACTCCATATGTGTGGTCTTGGTCTGCCTAAACTGTCTGGTAGGTCATCTATGTGTATAAATCTAGAGTCACCCTTCTGAGCTATACCAATACCTGTGAAACCTGCCTTTAGAGCAGCCTGTACTAGCTTGTAAGCGTTTTTACCCCGTACCCCTATGTCTACTGCCCTTCCTGATTCATGCGCTCCCGGAGAAGATTTACGGGCTTCTATGGGATGGTCTTTGCATCTGTATGCAGAGGTTACTGGAAAGGAGAAACCTAAGTCACCACGTAGCTTGTCTACTTTCTGCATAAACACAGGGTCTATACCTTCACCATCACAGTGCTTGCAGAGAAGTTCTGAGTCTTTAAAGTATTTATACATTCTGCTTCCTCTTCAGTACGTTGAGTACTTTACCGCCACTATTGAAAGGAACACTCTTTATGTTTATATCATTATCTTTAAGTTTCTTCTTTCCTTTGATACTCTCAGGACTAAGATCAACATTAAAATCTTCTACATCTGCGTACACTAAGCCTTTGTCTTTTCTTGCTAGTACTAAAGGCCCTACCTGAATAACTTCTGATGCAGACTTAACAGGCTTCATTGTGGCTTTGTCATAAAAGTAAGAGTGCTTATAAGGATTCATCCCTACTTGAATCCACTCATCACTATCAAGTAGGTCTAGAGCCTGTTGATAAGTTTCTATTGGATTGTGATTAACCCAATCACCTTCAATACGAGCAATAGTCCCCTTAGCTTGTCCTAATGCAATGTCCAAAGCAGCCTTTGGATCAGTTGTAAAATCTACATTTTTAAGTATTGCAGATTGACCGTAAGCAAAAGCTTTACCACCCTTCCCTAATTCATGCAAAGTTACAGCCCACACACCTCTTTGATCATAAGCAGGAATGTCTAACCTAGAGGACACCCTACGTCCCTCCTCAACATCAACATCTGACCCTATGATGCCTCTACCGCCTGTTAAAGTTTTCTTTCCTACTGCTCCTCTTACTTCAACTAAAGTAGGAAACTCAGGTGCGTTCTCTTTTGTGTATAACGAAGGAGGAAAAACTTCGTCTGTTAGTTTGTTGTGTTCCTCTATACTTTTATTTCCTGACAAAACTTTTTGAAGAGATTGAATAATTTCAGGTCTTTGCTTTTGCCTTTTACTTTCTGGAAGCTTATTGACTTCTTGCCATTTTGAAATATCTTCTACAGTCATGGCAGCAGCTATATCTCTGTCCCTTCCAGAAACTCCTTGCCTTACCTCAGGGTCACCTAAAATTTTATTTTTCTTAGGATCAAAAGAAACAACTTGATCTTGGAATATCCCGTAAAAAAACTTGTCTTTCTTTTCCGCTTCATCAATTATTTTTTGTGTTTTATTTGAGTTATCAAAACCTCTTATAATTAATCCGTCATATCCTTTACTTTTTAAAACATCAGCAACACTACCACCAAACCTTCTTTGTTTTTCAGGAACTAGGGATGATAGTTCTTTTATACTCTGAGGAGTCAATACGAAAGCATTATCAAATTTAGCTTCAACATCATATAAAAAAGGAGAAGGCTCATACCCATACATACCTTCAGTATTTGTAAAAGGACTATTCTTTTCTCCAAAGTAAACAGCATTATTCCCAAACTCATTTTCAGGATAACGAGCAGAATCTTTTACATCTGAAGGATCTATAAATTCTTTTAAAGATTTTTCAGATGAAGCATGTTGCACGGGAAGAACACCTTTAAACATCTTTGGAGTCTCACCCTTATCAAGTGCTTGTGTAAGATCATCAAACTCCTCAACAGT